AGCCAGGCAAGCACCAGCCAGCCAAACCAGCCCCACAGGGCCGTCAGACCGCCCAGCACGGCGGCGACCGCCGCCTTGAATCCGTTGATATGCTCCATATCAATAGTCCCCCCTTACATAGTCGGCCATCTTGCCGATGAGCGCCTGGACGTTGGCGGCGGAGTAGTCCCCGGCCCGCCAGTAGTCCGGGCTGTTGATGATGCCCGCCTCTGCCAGCGTGTCCACGTCGGTGTCCAAGTCGGACACATCCGCCGCCTCGCCCTGGCAGAGGGCTAGGAACGCCTCCCAGGCCCCGGCTGTGGCCCGGATGGTCTTGGGACAGTCCTTGCCGTTCCAGCGGTTGTGCTGGACTACATTGTCCAGCGGGATGCCGTGCTCCTCCATGAGCAGGCGCACCAGGGCAGCCGCGTTGGCCTTAGCCGCCTCAAAGTCCCCTCCGGCGTTGACGCAGATCTCGACGGCGATGCTGGTGGTGTTGCCCTGCCCGCTCTTGCCGTCCCCGGCATGGTAGGCCGTCTCGTAGTCGGGCAGGTGCTGGACAATGGCGTGGTCGTCCACGGTGTAGTGCCAGCTCACCAGATCGTCCTCCCCTGCGGCGCTGTCCAGGTAGGCCCCGTGAGCCGCGGCGTCGGCGCCCTTGGCCGCGTTGCCGGTCTCGTGGATGGTGATGTAGGTGTCCGGGTTGGTGTCCCTGCCCGGCCGGTTTTTGCGCCCGTCGGAGATGATATGCTCCTGGATGGCAATGCCGTTGTCTATGACCCGCTGAGGGCCCTCCACGGCCTCCAGATAGGCCAGGGACACCCAGCCCTTGGTCGTCCTGCCCCAGCCGTCCCGGACCTCCAGCACGTCCACCACCGTGCCCATGGGGTACGCCCCCACCTTGCCGTAACTGGTGCCGGGGCCGCTGCGGATGTTGACGCCGATGCTGGGCGTCACGGTGTACTTGCTCATAGGCTTGTCCTCCTGTTCTGGCGGCTTCTGGCCGTCCTCCGTCGTCCAGATACACAGATAGCCCTTGACCCGCTTACCGTTGCTGATACGCTGGCCGTCCCCAAAGTCGCAGTTGGAGGAGCTGCCTGCGTCGAGGCCCAAGGCCCGCAGGTTGGCCGCCTGGTCGTACCGGCAGCCGATGCTCACCAGTTCGTCCCGCAGCGCCTCGGGGGTCTTGGCGTCGCGGGTGCCGTCGCCGGAGCAATACAGGATCACCCGCGCCCCGGCCAGGAGAGCGGCGGAGCGCCCCCGTGTGCCCCCGTACTCCGGGGAGTAGCTGAGGGCCTTACCCGGCCCCCTGGTGGGCGTCAGCAGCTCCACGCCGCTGATATAGGACGCTCTGCCTCGATCCGGGATCAGATCCATGCGGATGTCCTCGCCCGCGTCCCAGGTAAGGCCCTGGCAGTTCCATCCGGCGTCCGCCTTGACCGTGCCATCAATCTTGAGGTTGCCGACGGGCCTCCCGGTGATTGTGTCATAAAACCAGGCGTTGAGGATATACTGGCACCCGCAGGCGGCCTTGACCTGCTCCATAGACCGCCCCCCGGCCTCCACCAGGGCGGCGCGGGTGATGTCCGCCCTGGTGATGACCGCTATGTACTTACTCATGGCCTACGGGCTCCTCCTCGGGGCCGTCCACGGGGGTGTCCATGTAATCGACTATGCCCTGGTAGTCCTTGCTGCCCCACCGCTTGCACAGCTCCTTGTAGCGCACCTTCCGGGCATGCTCAAACTCAGCCCAGAGCGCCCCGAAGGCGTCCTCGCCCATGTCGGCCTCCATCCGCTGGAGCTCCGCGAAGTCGGGCGCAAACCCGGCGGGCAGCTTACCAACCGGGTCGAGCTCCTTGCCGTGCCTGATGTTGTTGCGCAGCTTGGCCGCCTTGACGGACAGGTCAGGGCCCTCCATGGCGAACAGGGGGACGATCAGCTTGTTGATGTTTTTCATGGTTCATGCTTCCTTTCGATTTTTAAATATAAAACAGCCCCGTCCTGTCGGTTGACAAAACGGGGCGGGGTGGTATAATAGAGACAGAAGGGCGCTGCAACAAGCGGTTAGCCCGGTACGAGGTTAATAAAGCAAAGCTCTAGAAACCGTCACTTGGCCGAGTGGCGGTTTCTGCTTTTCACGATAATCGTAACGGTAAACCGTCCGATATGTAATGTGATCCGCATAGGCCTCACCCCCTTTCGGGAGGTGTGGCTAACCGCCTGCCGTTATTGCAGCGCCGCAGTCAGTATACCACAAGCGCCGTGTTTTGTCTAATCTTGCCGCCTGGACGGGGCGGCCTTTTTTATGCCTTCTCCAGGGCCGGGGCAAGCAGCCCGGCCAACTCCTGATACTCCTCCGGGGTGAGCCGGTCGGCAGCCAGGTAGACATCCATCTTGTCCTGGAGGCCGTCGGTGCGGCCCCGGTCAATGAGCAGCTTGCAGAGGTTGTATACGGTTGTCATGGCGTCTCCTTTCTCATGTGGCAGCGGTGGTGGTCAGCTCCAGCATACACAGCCGCGCCTCGTGCTCGGCCAGCATGTCCAGGGCGATGTCCTCTGCGGAGGGCGGCTGGGCCTCTGACGGCGGGGTATAGGCCGCTCCAATCCGAGCGCCATCGTACCACGGCAAAAAGCCAAGTTCTTCCGCAATATCGGGTTCTGCGACAACTATATTTGTAATGATGTTGTCTTCTATAACTAAAAAGTCCATTACGCCCTCCTTATGCAGAGATCAAATGCATGCGCATGGTAACGACTCCGGAACCGCCTACACCAGGAGTGCCAAAGCTTGCAGAGCCTTCGTCATACCAGATTCCAGCGGAGCCGCCACCACCACCTGTTCCATTTGTCCCGTTCTTGCCATTTCGCTCATTATTTTGTGCAGCGTCCCCTCCATCGCCGCCACCAGGGCTTCCACCCCGGCCTCCATCTATTGAATCGTACCGTCCGGGTCTTTTCAAACTTCCAGAGCCGTCTCCGCCTCCATGTGGAGTGCTGGATTCAAAGCTATTAAATATCGTATTAGCTCCAGATTTTCCGGCGTTGCCAGGAACCTCCACACTCATGGAAAAAGTGGTAGATACTCCATCCGCGCCATTTCCGTTTCCTTGGCCGCCTTCCACATTGGAACTAGAATCAAATGAACCTTGTCCAGGCTCTCCCCCCTGAGCAGATACCCCCATAAATGAAGATGTGCCGCCTTTTTCGTCGACATTTCCTCCTGCGCCAACCGTAGCAGTATAAGTTGTGTCGGTTACAAATTCGACATTTTCTTGACTTTTTGCGTAGCCTCCTCCTCCGCCTCCGGCCGATCTATAGGGATCTCCCGATGATTGTTTCCCAATTCTCCCAGCACCTCCGCCGCCTCCACCAACGCTCACATCAACGCGAGACGTGTTTTTAGTAAAGCGAACATTCTGTGTGGAGGTAACGCGAAAGAAGTTACGGACCTTAAGCGTAATCTCCTTAGCAATGATTTCTCCGCTATTAACGGTGAAACTCTCTGTGAAGTCCTCGATATCTCCATAGTTTGAACACGTGATTTTGGCCGTTGTGCCGCCTTTAGCAAAAAAGGTAGCCTTGCCGCTACTGTCCGTATATACATCTTTACCATCGCTGTCTTTGAGGTCGGGAAGCAAGATTCCCTTCAATGGGTTGCCACTTTGCGTTTTAGCGATGATTGTAACCTCGGCTAATCCTTCATTGATCATTTTCAGCTTTTTGTATAGCAGAAGGAATATGTCATTGGGCGTATCGTCACTCTCAAGTCCATATAGGCTGATTACGTCATCCGATGCGGTTTCTTCCTTGGTAAACGCCCCCACCTGCCCTGCCGTGACGGCATGGGGGTTGTTCTTGTTCCCGGTGTGGGCGGTCAGGGCCTGCTGCACCGCCGCCGCGCTGCCTGCTGGGTCATAGTCCATCTTTGGGAGCTGTCCGGCGGGCACCTTGCCATCGGGCCCCAGCGTCGCCAGTCCCGAAAATGCCTCTCCGATCTCTTTAGCGGCCGTCTGCGCGGCGTTGACCTGCTCCATGAGGTAGTTGTAGCCGTGCTGCTCGCTCAAGCCCACCTCTGCCCCGGTGGGGGCCACG